GTATCGCCAATGAAAAGAATCTATACATAGAATTAAAGTGTAGGCATACTCATTATCCAGATTTACTCATTGAAGAGATGAAGTATCGCAGGCTTATCAACCAAGCAGGTAGCCTCACCCCTTACTATATCAACTCCACACCAGAGGGAGTCTATGCCTTTGACTTATCAAGAGTTCCAGAGCCAGCTTGGTCTGAAAAGTGGATGCCTACCACCACCGAGTTCGCAGATACCAGGAAGATTATGAAACTTGTAGGCTTTCTCCACCTAGATTACGCCATACCTCTATGATCAACATTGATATTACCTCTCTCTTTTCTTTTTTTCTTTCTCGATTCTTTCTTTTTCAACGTCACACTCATAACCATCATATTGTGGGTCATATCCGTAGCAATTGTGGCAGTAGCAATATCGCTTCATCTTCGAATGATTACAACATTTCATAATTACCTTTCTGGTCACAACTTTTGTGACTCAGGGATAACTATACTCAGCCGACTTTTTTAGTTTTTAATTTTTGATACACCTTGAACGGCGACACTCCCGAAAAGCATTATGACTTGACAAAGTAAATCACTGATAATCTAAATCAAAAACCCCGCAGTTATCACTCTTAATCTGCGGGGTTCTATTGCCAGTGAAAGAGAGGTAACGCTGGCAACCTTATTCTTTAATAGTGTCGGTGGGTAAGAAAGAACTTGTAAGCCTTGCAAGGATTTCCATAACGGACACTAATGTAACGTAAGCCTCGCAGTATTTGGAGTGCAGGGTCTCTACTTCTCTCTCCAAGGAGCTGAGCAATTCCGAAAGCTGAGCTTCCTTTTTTATTGGTCGCGTGGTGGTCAAACCTGCTCTCATTGGTCCATAAGGACTGGAGGCACTCCCACTCTCTCCCCCTCCAACCAAACGCAGCCCAGGCGTATTGCTTTGCCAGTTTTCTGTTCTCACGCTTCTCCTCCCAAGTAGCCTTCGTCCTCTTTATCTCCGTTGGCTTGCTTGGATCTAAGTGAGTTGTCGTATCCATCTGTATCAGTAAGAACACCAGCACCATTATCGGTAGCGCCAGTAATGTCCAGCCACGTCTTTCCATTAGCCTCATCAGATAACCTCTCCTGCTCAAGTATTTCCTTGTATTGGTCGGGATACTGCTGGGCTAACCTAGTAAGCGCTCGCCCTCTTGCCCTTTGGTAATTGCGTAGCCATACGGCTCGCCTCTCAGCCTTCTCTTTCCGCTTATCTATCGTTCTCATTGAGCTTATCCTCCCACACTATAAGCAGATAGGCAAGGATAGTCATAAGGATTACACCTATAAATATCACGCTCTCCCCCTCTCGCTCACTATGGTAGTCAAGACCAGCTTAGTTATATCTATCTTATCAATGACTAACTTAGGCTCCTCAATGTCCTCCTCGTTCCATACTGATACATAGATAGAGTTATCTAAGCCTCGCCTGAACCACTCCACCGCCTCGCTCTCACTCGCCCCTCCCCACGCAGTATCTCCCTTGCGATCTGCCACCTCATAGAAGTTAGTTAGCTTCATTACCCCTCTCCTCCTCTTGCACATCTACGGGAACGAGTGTCGCTCCTAGTGCGGTCTGCATATAGACAAGGTTGCGCCTCATCTTCGCCCTCTTTCCCACTCTTGGCTGCATAGCCTTCATTATGAGTTCGACTTGCTCTTCCTCTGTGTATTGCTTATTCATCGCCTTCCTCCTCCTCTTTCATCTTGATTAGGTCATCTATCTCAGGTGTTATCTCCTGCTCGTATTGGTCCAATAGATACTCTTTCATCTTAGACATTGACTTCCTCTTTCTCTGCGATTATCCAATTAGCTACTGTTTCAATAGCGTCTTTTACCTCGTGATAGACCTCGCCTGTGTATTCGCCAGAGCTTTCATCATAGACCTCAAACCAAGAGTTATTTATCCACTCTCCTCCACTCTCATCTATCTTGGCTAAGTCTTTATCGTTCTTGATACCTGCCTTAATCAGGCTATCACAATACCTAAGCACATCACCCTTATAGATGATACGCATTTCACCAACACACTCCACATAGTATTCTCTTTCCTTGTAGGTAAGAGTAGCTACTCGGTGGCTATCGCCCCAAGTATAGAAGGCGCTATCTTGGCGGTCTTTTCTTTCAGCGTCATAATCATCTATCTCCAGCTTTACCCCTCTAGGTAGCTTGTATTTCATCTTAGACATTAGCTTCCTCCTTATTGTAAGCCTTAGCATAAGTAGCCTCATCTAATTCACTTGCTAGGTCATACTTAGTTTCGTATTCATTACGCAAGCTCTCAGGCAATTTATCAAAGCCTTCTATGTCGTAGCCGTAATTAAGTTCCCAAGATACTTTAACTAGATAGCTCCTACCTTCATAGGTAATCGCTATCGCCCTCTCCCACGCGGTATCGTTATGATCCACTAGAGTTATTTGCTTACTCATCATCTCTCTCTTTCATTTAGTTAATAGAGCCTCTAACTTTTAGAGCCTCCCCTCCCCACTAGATTAGGTTAATCTAGCAGGAAAGGCAAGCACCAACGCTATCTCTCTCCCTCTCTCTCCCATAGTGTTATCCAATAGGCGTTGCCCTCGCCATCTAACTCTTGCGCCTCTAACTTGATTAGCGGATTATTATAGTTAAGTAAGCTCCACCAACGCTTACTGCGCCAGGTGTATCTAATACCTAGCCAAAATCCCTCCTCCTTATAGGCGTATCCTGTCTTAGGTTTGAGCCCTGTGAAGCTAACCCTTATTTGTTGCCCTAGCCTTATCTCGCTCTCTTTCTCTCCCCACCCATAGATAGCTTCATTATAGGCAGAATTATCCAATAAGCTAGATACCTTAATCACTTTCTCCATTACTTGCCCTCTTTCTCTCTCTCTTGTCGGTTAAACTGGTGGCTATCACTAGCCCTAGATAAATTACTGCAGCATAGATTATTACTTGAACTAGCGCCCAAAACCCTCCCACTTGAGCGCTAGTTAGGCGATCTATTATGAAGTCTAAGCTCACTCGCTCTCCTCCTCCTCCGCTTTACTCCCTACCCGCCAGCCACAGACACACCAGCCACCTAAGTTAAGGCGATTACACTTAGGGCAATTCCAAAAGTTATCACTCATCACTCGCTCGCCTGCTCTCTCACTTGCCTATTCCATAGCCTAATTGCCTGGCGTTTGGTGTAGCCATAATAGACGCGGGTAAGAAAGTAATGGCTCTCTCCCTCTACCACGCCACAGATACGCCACGCCCCTGATGGATATAGTTTCTCTATCGTCATCTCTCTCTCTTTCTCTCTTTCCTGGCTCTCCGATTAGATCCAGGCCGCCGCGCTCTCCCTGTAGAAAGAGAGCGCGGCAGCACAGCTCTAAGCTCTAAGCTGTCCGCATAGGCATAAGCAAGGCCCGCCAGGATACCTTATCACCGTTTAAGTGGATCCCGATAGGTTTCTTGTCGCCATAGAAAGATACTTTCACACCAGCGCTAGACTTTCTCCCTGCTAATTTCTCTATCTTAGAATAATCTGCAAAGAAACTAGGGTTAAAAGATATCTCACCGACAGGGACAGGCTCTCCAGCCTGGAATAGTTGAGCGTGGGGCGGGTAGCTGCACTCCCACGCCTGCACAGTAGTGCTATTGCCAGCCACAGCAACGCTAACGATATCTCCCACGCGGTTAATCTGCACAGGCATACAGTTTAGGCGTTTCTCTTTCAATAGCTCCAGGATCCGCTTGATATCGGACAGGCGTAGCACGGTAGGCGCCAGCTCTCCCTCTATCTCTCCCTCTATGCTGCCCTCTATTAGGCGATAGCGATCTGTGGCGACAGCGTAGAGCTTGCCGCTCTCGCTGTAGAGCTTAACAGCGTTAATCGCTGGCAGATCCTCTTTACTGTGGGCCTGTGTTGCTGCTCCAGCCAGTAGCTCTCTCACGCTCTCCGCGTTAGCGGTAATCGTGGCTGTGCTGCTTTCTGTAATCGTGTCCATATATTTTCTTACTCTCTCTTTCTGTAATTCCCTGGCGATTTGCCAGGGCCTAGCTGTTAGGCTTAGGCCACAGCCCACGGGATACCGTGGGCCATAGTCCAGGCCTAACAATTCAAAAAGATAAACACGCCGCCGCCTGGAGCTTCCTCTGTGTGGTAATCGTAGGAGAGCTCCCGCGCCGCGTGCTCCCAATTTATGCAAGAGAACGGCCAGCGGGCCGCGTCTAGTTGCTCCCCATATAGCTCCCGCGCTAGCTCCTCTGCATATTCCTGGAAGCTGTCGTGCTCTCCCTGGTAGCTATCCTGGAAGCTGTCTAGATCCCACGCCTGGTTCGTGAAAGATATCCAGGCGCCAGCGGCAGCGATATCTATTCCCTCTCGCTGTATGCTTTCTATTAGCTCCGCCGCTTCTTGCGCTTCTACTGTGGAGCACTCTCCCTTAATAAACCCGTGATAATTCTCGTGATCTAACACAGCAAACTCATCACCGAAACAGCGAACACAGCGCGGGGCGGTGTAATCTCCTACTGTTTGGACCTTAGCTAGGCCTGCCGCTTCTAAGTCCGCGGCCTGTGTTCCCTCTATCCACTTACCAAATAATTTTCCGCTGTTATAGCAAGATAGGCAGCCGATCCAGGCGCTAGGTGTATCGGTTGAAATTGTAGTGTTCATTTATTTATCTCTCTTTCTACAGCGTAAGCGTGATCGCTTACGGTTAGGGCTTAGGATAGGGCAGGCTAGTCTAACTTGCAAGCCCTGGCGGATAAATAATTGCAGCGTGTCGGCCTGGAGCTGTAGGCCCTATCGGTCCAGGGCTCCAGGCTCTAACAGCTCTCCAGGATCGCAAGGCCTGGCAAGGTCTAAGGCCTGGCGGCTGTAATAGATCGAGGGCAGGGCCAGGGTTAGGGGTAGGCCTGGACCTAGTGGCGCGAGGATAGATAGCAGGCAGGGCAGGCGATAGCTAGGGCAGGCAGGGCAGATATTAAATAAGAGGGCAGACAATATTAAGGAGAGAGAGGGGGCGGAAGAGTGCCAGCGGTTGAGTAAGCCAATAAGCCAGCCCTATCGCTAGCAATTACACGCTCACCGCTTAGCCTTAGCGCTATCCCACGCAACTATTCACGCGTAAATTGACCCCAGGTGCTTAATCTGAACTTACACGCGCATATATACCCCAAAAAAGTTTTTTTCCTAAAGTGAACCTTGATCAGTGGCTTGTCCTATTTTGTCCGTATTTAATTGTGATGTTAGACACAATTAAAAGATTTTTTGACAGAAAGCGGGAAATGGTTATTTTTTCCCGCCTAATACAGTATAGGAGCAGTAAGCGGCAACGGTTATAGCTTACTGCGGGCTACGCTGGCGCTACGCCCATCAAGGGCGGTAGCTGATTTACCCCTCACTTCGCTTGAGGCTCGCTCGGGCGCCAAGCCCAAGAGCGAGGCGCAAGGCGCCTCATTTAGTTGGGTGTAATCTGCCATAAATTTTAGGAGCCTGCCATTTCTAATAACACTGCTGATATAGCAAAGCGGGTAATCCTTAATGCTGTAGCAGAAGGTATGACTATAGAGACAGCCTGCGGTGAAGCAGGTAAGTCTATGAAGACCTATGAGTACTACCGCAGATCCGATAAGGTCTTTGCCGATAAGGTTGATAGAACCCGTCTAGGGTTACGCTCCAAGAACTTTGCAGCTACCGATGTCCACGACCTCGGCTTTGCCGAGTTCCGCCAGAAGTTCCTCCATCAAAATACCTTCCCTCACCAACAGAACCTGGCAGATGTCATAGAGGGCAGAGACCCATCTTGGCACCACCCTTCTATGAAGTATGAGAGGGGTATTGCAGATAACCGTATCCTCATCAACATCCCGCCAAACCACGCCAAGTCAATTACGATTACCGTAGATTATGTAACTTGGAAGATAGTCCAGAATCCTAACTTCAGAGTCCTGATAGTATCCCAGACTCAACAGCTTGCAGCAGATTTCCTATATGCCATCAAGCAAAGACTTACCCATCCGATGTATGAGAACCTGCAGCAGGCTTATGCTGCTGGTGTCGGCTTTAACTCTAAGTCTGCTACCTGGACTACAACTAGAGTCACCTTCGGTGATGAGCTCAGAGAATCATCTGAAAAGGACCCAAACCTAGAGGCGGTAGGTATTGGCGGTCAGATATACGGTAAGCGTGCTGATATGATTATCGTTGATGACGCTGTTACCTTGAAGAATGCAAATGAATTTGAGAAGCAGATTAGATGGCTTACCCAAGATGTTAGATCCCGTCTTAACCCTACTGGTAAGTTAATTGTTATCGGAACCCGCGTTGCCTCTGTAGACTTATACAAAGAACTACGCTCTCCTGATAGATACCCTGGTGGTCTGGTCCCTTGGACCTATCTGGCTATGCCAGCCCTACTTGAAACCAACGAGGACCCCACCAAGTGGGTAACTCTCTGGCCTTACTCAGACCAACCCTTTGATGGGCAGAAAGAATCTGATAAGACCGAAGAAGGTCTATATCCTCGCTGGAATGGTAAGCATCTCTATGCAGAACGTCAAGCTATGGATGCACAGACTTGGGCTTTAGTCTATCAACAGCAAGATGTTTCAGATGATGCTGCCTTTGACCCGATATGTGTAAAAGGCTCTATTGATGGTATGCGTAGAGCAGGCAGACTACAGATGGGCTTTCCTGGTCATCCTAAAGATTTGACTGGTTTTTCTTTTGTATGTGGCCTAGACCCTGCGATGGTTGGCGATACTGCTGCTATCTGCTACGGCGTGGACCGTATCACTCATAAGCGCTACATTGTAGATGCTATCAAGATTACTAGACCAACACCTGCTCAGATTAGACAGTTGATTATTGATTGGACCAATGTCTATGCCCCTGCTGAATGGGTGGTAGAGCGTAACGCTTTCCAGTCTTTCCTAACTCAGGATGAGGGTATCCGTCAGTTCCTTGCATCTAAGGGAACGATATTGCGAGAACATCATACTGGTAATAACAAATGGGATTCAGGCTTTGGTGTAGCTTCTATGTCTACCCTATTTGGGACTAAGCAAGCCGATGGTAAGCACCACAGAGATAACATAATTCATCTCCCATCCCC